GGAGGTTTTCAAGTATCTAGTTGGCCTGCACCTTCAGGTAAAGGTGGTGCAGGTGGTTCAGGAGTTGTCGTAGTAAAAGAATTAAACAAAGCAAGTGGTGTATGGAATTTAAAAAGTCAATTTCTTGCTAGAAGATGTGGAACATGGCCTACTGGAGGAGCAGAACCTTTTTCAGTAGATTATTTAGTTGTAGCTGGAGGAGCTTCTGGTGCATCTATGGATGGATCTGGAGGTGGCGGCGGTGGAGCTGGAGGTATGAGAACTTCGTTCTGTAACTCATGCGCACATGCTTTATTTGTATCTCCTTCAACAACATATAAAGTTACTATAGGAGCAGGAGGATCTGGACTTTCACCAGGACCACCAGCTTATGCTGCAGGATCTAATGGAAACGATTCAAGTTGGAATACTTGTAGCGCAGGAACTGGAATTACAATAACTTCAACAAAAGGTGGAAAAGGTGTTCACACTGGAAATGGTGGACCTGGTGGATCTGGTGGTGGAGGTGGTGGCTTCCAATCAGGAAGTGGAGGATCTGGTAATTCACCTGCTTCCCCTGTTTTGTTAGGAGGACCACAAGGAAATAACGGTGGTAATGGAGCCGAACCACCACGTCAAGGTGGAGGCGGTGGCGGAGCCGGAGGAGCTGGTGGTCCTTCAGGTGGAGCTGGAGGAGCTGGAAGTTCAAATTCTATTACAGGATGTGCAGTTGTATATGCTGGCGGTGGTGGAGGTAATCCAGGCGGAGGTGCACCACCAAATGGTGGAGGAGGCACAGCTTCTGGTACATCTAATGCAACAGCTAACACTGGAGGAGGATCTGGTGGAAATGGTGGTTATGGAGGAACAGGAAATGGTGGATCTGGTGTTGTAGTTATAAGATATCCTGCAGCAGCAATTCCTCTTGTTACTGTGTCACCTGGTACAAACACTAAAAATACTGTCCCTGCTGGATGTGGTTATGCTAGATTTACAGTTACGGGTTGTTTTGCAATTAGTAGTTAATAATTACACTTTACATTAATATATATTTTAAATATAACTTAATATAAGAAAGTTTATGAATTTAACTCACTATTATTATTATTTTAAAAAAGCCATACCAGAAAGAATTTGTGATGATATTGTAAGGTATGGAAAATCTTTAAAAGATCAAATGGCCATTACAGGTGGTTACGATAAAAAAGAACAATTAAATAAAAATCAAATTAAAGATTTAAAAACAAAAAGAGATTCTGATGTAGTTTGGATTAGTGAGCGTTGGATATATAAAGAAATACACCCTTATATTAATCAAGCAAATAGAGATGCTGGTTGGAATTTTAAATGGGATTTTTCTGAAGCTTGTCAATTTACTAAATATAACAAAGGTCAATATTATAATTGGCATTGTGACAGTTGGGATCAACCTTATCAAAAACAAGGAGAAGATCCTAGTAATGGAAAAATTAGAAAATTGTCTGTAACAGTTAGTTTATCTGATCCTAAAGATTATAAAGGTGGAGAGTTAGAATTTGATTTTAGAAATAAAGATCCAAAAGAAAAAAGAAATGTTGTTCGATGCACTGAAATATTACCTAAAGGATCTTTAGTTGTATTCCCTAGTTTTGTATGGCATAGGGTATGTCCAGTAAAAAAAGGTTCTAGATATAGTTTAGTTATTTGGAATTTAGGGTTGCCTTTTCAATGAAAAAAAACAAAATTAAAACAACTTTTCCACAACAATTAAATAGGGAAGATTTTTTTTCTTGTCCTGTATGGTTTGCAGACGAACCATCTTTTGTAGATGATTTAAATAAAGCATCTGATCCATATATTAAAATGTCTAAAAAAAATTTAAAAAAAGATATTAATAAAAGAAATAAAGAGTTTGGAAATAAAGGAGATATGGGTAATGTATTTCATTCAACAAGTTTAATTAATGACCCTAATTTTTTAGAATTGCAAAATTATGTAGGTGCAACTGCTCATAATTTATTAAAAGAAATGGGTTTTGATTTAACTGATTATCAAATGTTTACTACAGAACTATGGGTACAAGAATTTGCTAAAAGCGGAGGAGGACACCATACTTTACACACTCATTGGAATGGTCATATCTCTGGTTTTTATTTTTTAAAAGCAAGTGAAAAAACATCTAGACCTTTATTTGAAGATCCAAGACCAGGCAACGTAATGAATCTCTTACCTCAAAAAGATCCATCTAAAATTACTTATGCAAGTCATCAAATTAATTATGATGTAAAACCAGGTAGATTAATATTTTTTCCATCTTACATGCCTCATCAATATGTGGTAGATCTAGGTTATGAACCATTTAGGTTTATACATTGGAATTGTCAAGCTATACCAAAGAGTGTTTTAAATGTCAAAAATTAATAAAAATATGAAAAAAGCAGTAATTAAAACTTTATTAGAAACTAATACTTTAAAAAATAAACCAAATTTTATAGATAATTTTATAAAATCTAAAATGCAATTGAAAGGAAAAAATGTCATTAAAAAAATCGGCGTTCCAAAAAAATAAATATTCTATTTTAAGAAAAGCTGTGTCTAAAGAAATAGCAGATTTTGCTTATTCATATTTTTTAAACAAAAGAAAAGTTGCTAAGTTTTTATTTGATAACAGATATATATCACCTTATACAGATTATTGGGGAGTATGGCATGATGAACAAGCTCCTAATACTTACGCCCATTATGCTGACATAGTTATGGAAACATTATTAGAAAAAGTAAAACCTACTATGGAACAACATACAGGAATAAAATTATCTCCTACTTATTCTTATGCTAGAATATATAAAAAAGGAGATGTGTTAGCTAGACACAAAGATAGATATTCTTGTGAAATATCTACTACATTAAATTTAGGTGGTGATCCATGGGCAATATATATAGATCCAACAGGTGAAAAAGGTCAAGCAGGTATTAAAGTAGATTTAGAACCAGGAGATATGCTTATATATTCTGGTTGCGATCTTGAACATTGGAGAGAAGAATTTACAGGAGATAATTGTGGTCAAGTATTTTTACATTATAATAAAGCTAATTCTAAAACAGCTAAAGAAAATGAATTTGATAAAAGACCTTTTTTAGGCTTGCCTGGTTGGTATAAAGGCTTTAAAAAACCTAAATAATATAGTAGAATAATAGTTTGGCGGGAGATACATCACCACACCATCTCCTGCCTAATTATTATAGGATTTTTTATGTTACAAAAAGTACAATTCGCACCAGGATTTAATAAACAAGTTACAGCAACAGGTGGTGAAGGCCAATGGGTTTCTGGTGATAATGTTAGATTTAGATATGGTACACCTGAAAAAATAGGTGGTTGGGCACAATTAGGTTCTATTGAATTAACAGGTCGTAATACAGCTATTCATCATTTCGTTAATGCATCAGGTATTAAATATGCTGCGTTAGGGACTAATAGAATATTGTATGTTTATTCTGGTGGTATCTTTTATGATATACACCCAATTAAAGCTACAACAACTTTAACAAGTGCATTTTCTACTACTAATGGATCATCAACTGTAACTATAACTTTTTCATCAGCCCATAATATAAATAAAGGTGATATTATTTTATTAGATAGTTTTACATCCATTACTAATTCTAATTTTGGATCTGGTGATTTTAACGATGTAAAATTTCAAGTGGCAAGCATACCATCAACTACTACTTTAACTATTACAATGGGCTCTAATGAATCTGGATCAGGTGCAACAACATCAGGTGGTATTAGAGTTAGACATTATTATCCTGTAGGGCCTGCAGTTGAAACAGCTTCTACTGGTTGGGGTCTTGGATCATGGGGTGGTGTAAAACAAGGACAGTTTACATCAACATTATCCTCAGACATTAATGCTAGTGTAACTAGTTTAACTATGGCAAGTTCAACATCTTTTGCATCATCAGGAACTGTTATTATAGATAACGAATTAATTACATACACAGGTAATAGTGGTGGAACATTATCAGGATTAACTAGAGGAGCTAGTGGTACAACTGCTGCATCACACTCAAGTGGCGATACAGTAACCGATGCATCTAATTATTTTGCATGGAATGCTGCAGCATCTGGAGATGTTATAACAGCACCAGGATTATGGTCATTAGATAATTTTGGTAATAAACTTGTTGCAACTATATTTGGTGGGGAAACATTTACATGGGATTCTGATCCAGTTGGCGGAACAAGCACAAGAGCAGCGATACTTGCAAATGCACCAACAGCATCTTCATTTAGTTTAGTATCAACACCAGATAGACACTTAATATTTTTTGGAACAGAAACAACTATTGGCACATCAAGCACAAGAGATGAAATGTATATTAGGTTCTCGGACCAAGAATCAATTGACGAAAGCACATCATACACACCTAGTGCAATCAATACTGCTGGTACACAAAGACTAGCAGATGGATCTAAGATTGTTGGGGCTATTAGAGGTAGAGATGCAATTTACATTTGGACGGATACAGCATTATTTATTATGAGATTTGTTGGTGCTCCATTTACTTTTTCATTCCAACAAGTAGGTACTAACTGTGGATTAATTGGTAAGAACGCAGCTGTAGAGGTTGACGGATCTGCATATTGGATGTCAGAGAATGGTTTCTTTAGATACACTGGTAAACTAGAATCATTACCATGTTTAGTTGAAGATCATGTTTACGATGATATTAATACAATTCCAAAACAACATATTAATGCAGGACTAAATAATTTGTTTGGTGAGGTTATGTGGTTTTATCCTAACTCAGGAGCAGAAACAGTTAATAGAATGGTTTGTTATAACTATTTAGATTCAACACCTGAAAGACCTGTATGGACCACAGGTACATTAGCAAGAAGTGCTTGGCAAGATTCTGCTGTATTTGGTAAACCTCATGCATCAGAATATGATACAAGTTCTAATGGTACGTCTGGTTCTGCAACTTTTGTACAAGGAAACACTGATGGTGTTAGTTATTATTATGAACACGAAACAGGATTAGATCAAATAAGAGAAGGTGCAACCTCATCTATTACAGCAAACATACAATCAGGAGATTTTGATATTGGTCAACAAGGATTACAAGGTGATGGTGAGTTTATGATGAAAATTAGAAGAGTGCTACCAGATTTTTTATCACAAACAGGTGACACTAGAATTACGTTAAACTTAAGAGATTTTCCTAATCAAACACAAGCTAGTTCAACATTAGGACCTTTTACCATATCAAGTAGTACAAACAAAGTTGACACACGAGCACGTGCTAGATCAATATCTTTAAAAGTAGACAACACTAGTACAAGTCAATTTTGGAAACTTGGTACATTTAGATTAGACATACAACCGGATGGTAGAAGATAATGGCAAGAATAGTACAATCATTAACACAACCTTTAGAAAAATACGATCAACAAGTACAACAATCATTTGTTAGAGATGTAGATAGTGTTGTACAAAAATTAAATACAACATTTCAACAAGATTTAAAAGACGAACAAGAAGCAGTTGCTTTCTTTATATCATAATGGCAAATACATTTGTAAATAAAAAAGCAGATTTAACGAGCACTAGTGCTACGACATTATACACGGTGCCATCAGCTACTACAGCTGTTATAAAATCAATACTAGTATCAGAAGATTCAGGTAACGCTGATACTATAACAGTGACTATAACTGATACATCTGATGCTGTTTTTAGTCTTTTTAAAACTAAGGCAATATCTGCTAATGCAACAACAGAACTATTATCTGCACCTTTAGTTTTACAGGAAAGTGAAGTATTAAAGGTGACTGCA